AAATACGGCATGAATGTGCCGGGCGTCAAAATGGATTTTGGTTTCGTCATTAAGTTCTTGAACAAAATGACGCACATTGAAATGGCAAAATATTTGCTTACCCGTTCAAATCTGCCTAATTCTAATAGACGGGAAATCTTATCTAGTTTGATAGCGCAAGAGTTTCCTCTAGCTACTATGAAAGAACCCGACTATATAAAAGATATGCGCCAAGCCTTAAAGGCCGTAACTAATGACAAGCAAAACGAAGAAACCATTACTAACCGTTCTAGACATATTCGAGAGTTACCGAGAAAAGAGTCTGTCAAAGGTAGAACGCCGCGCGCTAAAGAAAAAGCTGATTAAGGAAAAGAAAAAACAAGTCAGGGCCGAAAAGAAAAAATCGCCCAAAGAAAAACTCAAAGAAGAAGATAAGCTACACAATTTAATTTCCAGCTACATTAAAGAAAATTTCGATGGCAACAAATTGGTTGCCAACGATATGCGTGTCGACGATTCTGAATTTCCATTAGCTAAAAACGTAGTTGAATTTTGGACTGATCGAAGCTTTTCTACTGCCTTTGCTCCCGTAGCAAAACAAATTGAAGTGGGTATCAATTACCTAACCGATTACTGCCCGCGTTGTTCGGATGTTGATTACGCAAAAGCAATTCCAACACGCCATAGACTCAAGCGAATACTTAAAAAGATAACGATGCTTGAATACGGCAAATGTCCTAAATGCGGAATTACTAGAACAAAAATTTGGAAAAAAGGTTTATTGCCGCGTTACACTGAAGCCGCGCTGCTTGTCGGGCAGCGTGGTTTTAAATCGTCTACAACCGCAATTCTAAATGCCTACTTGGTCCATAGGTTATTAAAGCTTCAATCTCCTGCGGAAGCATATGGTCTGCCATCATATACAACACTGGCATTTACTTTTACGGCGTTGACGTTTGTTCAGGCTAAGAACCTTATTTATCGTGAATTTTATAACTTCATAGATCAGTCGCCTTGGTTTCAAGCCTATCATAAAATGCTCAAGCAATATGAGCGTGAAACTGGAGAAGAAATTTTCAAATTCTCCGATACACTTTTTCATTACCGTCACCGTGGAATCATGGGACACGTTGCAGCGCCGTCATTAACAACGTCTCGCGGTTACACTCGTATATCAGCCGTTATCGACGAGTTAGGTTGGTTTACTTTTAACAAAGAAAACGCCGTTCGGGTTAACGCGCAGGAAACTTATAACGCCTTGAAGCGTTCGTTGCTTACAATTCGTGGTGCTGCTAGGCGTTTACATAAGCGCGGCTTTTATGATGTTCCGGCACCAATGTTTACTAACATTTCTTCGCCGTCAAACGTGCGTGATAAAATTTGTCAGTTAGTTGAGCAATCTAAAAAAGAAGGCTCTGAAATTTTCTCGCGGCATTATTCTACTTTCGAGTTCAATCCATATCTTTCGCCGGAAGACTTGAAAGAGGAAATGGAAGACGATTACGTTGCTTATAAGCGTGACTATCTTGCTATTCCTCCAATGGCTGCCAATCCGTTTATTGACAAACGGCGCACGTTGAAATCCTGCGTTGACCCCGAATTGCCGAACTTAGTTGAAATCAAACAGGTCGTTAATGAGACTCGCTCAGGCGATTTGTTGTTGAGCGCGGAATATGAAATCAACGAAGATCATCCTTTTTACGACCATCCAAAAATATTGGCGTTGGACGCTGGCTTTACAAATAACTCATTTGCAGCAGCACTGATAGCAGCAGATGAAGACGAAGACGGAAACTTAATCAAGATTGTTACGTCAGCGTTCGAGATTATTCCGCATGATGGTATGCGGATAGATCATTCTGCCTTATACAGCGAATTGCTTTGGCCGTTAGCAGAAGAACTTAATGTAAAACTTGTTTACGCTGATAGATGGAATTCGATTAAAATTCTGCAAGACTTTATGAATGATTCTGACGACGAAATTACATCTATGCAGTATTCGCCTACATATAGTGACTTTATGACGTGGCGAAACGAGGCGTCTAAATGCACGTTGGTATTTCCGCAAATGGAAGTATCAATTAAAAAGGCGCTCAATTTATCTTCCAAGTCATATCCCAAATCAATGATAGGTTATCCAATTTCCCATTTTGTTGTTCAGACGCTAGGCGCTAACAATGTTATGGGCAAAAAGATTGATAAGGGTGACAGATTAACGGACGACATTTTACGAGCAATTGTTTTGGGTTGCACTGCCGCTGATTTGAATGATAATAAAAAGGTGCTGTTGGATTCTTACGGTAAACAACAAACGCAAGCCCGAACTCCCGGTGTGGTTGTTTCCGTTGGATCATCTTTTATTACTGGCGGTCGTGGCGGTGGTGTTAGCAGTGGTATGGCTGGAAGTTCTGCTTTTGCTTCTGGATCATACGGCAAGCCAATGGGCTTCTAATTTTATGTGAAAGGCTTTTAGTTATGCTGACTGCTACAATAATCAAAAGTCAATTTGAAAAATTTGAAGAATACGTCATAGAGCATCAGCTACCTTTTGGTAGTTATTCAATTCAAGAAGACGTCGTTGCTGCTGACAAGGTAGTTGTATTTTACGATAAAAAGCTTTTTGCTAATTGGTGTTTATACTGTTCTGTCTTAGAAAGAGAATTGAAAATTCGTATATCAGCAAATGATAACGGAACGGTGATTGGCAATGTGGCAAAGTATAGTTAACCGGTTACTACTGTTATTGCCTATAAGCAATAAAAAGTTTTATATTAATAACAATATAATCACAAGGGCCATTTCTGCCAATAGCGAATCGATTGACAACTTGCGAATTGTAATCAAAGGGTTAAAAGAAGAAATTGCGGAATTACAAACAAAAAGCCTTGCAACCAACAAGGCAATTAATATTGATTTGGCTTATTTAGGAAATGTTCAAAGCCGTATTTCTGTAAATAAAAACATAGTAATACTTAGTTACGACTTGCAAGTTTCTAAAGACGGGAACGTCCGGGCGGTAACGCCCTTTTGTCCTGCTCTTAACGATCATACTTTAAATTTAGCCGTGTCGGCAGACAATTTATTTTTGAACGTATTACGCCCTTGGGTTATGGGAGCGTCAGACGACATTCTTTTGGCTCACATACGTTTTGGTCCTGAAAATCCTGAACTGCCAGAGAACTATCAAAAGTTTGTAGCTAAAAATAATGAGGCTAACAAATTGTTGGCTTCGGCTTTGAAGGAAGATAACAAATGAGTGTCTATCAATTTACATTTGTTAATATTCCAAACTTTGCCGACCATACAGAAGAAGTAGTTATTAGGGACGCGTCAAACGTCCCATTAGATTTTACTAACTTTAGAAACTTTGAAATGAATATCGGGCGCGATCAGGCAGATCGTTTAGGAAAGCCCGGAGCGACGTTAACACAAGGCGACCGCGAAGTTATTGTTAAAGGCGCGCCAGTTAACGGTTTGCTGCAATTCAATTTCAAAAAAGAAAAAATGGAAAAGCTTTCTGGCGGCGTAGTTTACAAAGCCAATATTTTATACACCATAACTGGCGTTCCGCGTGTTCTAGGTTACGGCACTATCACTTTAAATGCGACTGTTGGCGGGTTGTAAATGTCCGTAACTTTTAACCTTATAGATACGCTGAGTATTGTTCGTGTTGCTACGTTCACTGTTACTGTCAGCGAAACTTTTGTTGATAAAACAGAGGAAGGTAACGGCACTATGAACCAAACCGTTTTATACGGCACTCCGATTGTAAATCCTGATTCTGTAAAACTTATCCCCTACGACGAGGAATAAAATGACCAAACGTGATCCGTTATTTGGTGATTCAAAAAAGTCTTTTGAAGCTGTCGCCAGCGAAATCAATTCTGCTGCGAGCGGTGCGGCCCGCTCACCGATCAATAACAAAGAAATGAAACCTTATAAGTGTGGCGACATTCCTGTTATGGCGGATTTAGAATCTCGCGTGGTGTTTCCTCAATTCGAGTAATATCTGTAACGTGAGTTTTTAATTAAAAGGTTACGGATATGTTCAAAGGCTATCGTCAAGAAGTTTTAGCCGACTCTACATATATGCCTAGAACAAGGGCATTAGAAGCGACGGCTAATCCAATTAATTCCGGCGGCGCTACTCGCGGCCCGTCAACTACTGCCACGGGTATTCAAGGCTTTTTCCAAAAGCCGCTTATGGAGAATATCCTTCTCGAAAACAACAAACGCCTTGTGCGTGATGTTGCACGAGACGCTTATTTTTACGATCCAATATCCGGCGCGGCTGTTCAGTTACTTTCAATCCTGCCTTGGTCTAATGTCACGTTAACAGGCATTAAAGACGATAAAGTCAGAGAAAAGTATTCGCAATCAATTGCGAACATGAATTTGATGATGTTGATGCCGGAATTGACTACCGATTATTTAGTCAACGGCACTTTCATAGCCAATGCAATTTTTGACGATAGCAAAGGTTGCTTTACTGGTATTGCGCCGCAAGATATTGATTCGTGTGAGATTATCCCTGTTCCGTTATATGGCCGTGATCCATTAGTGAATGTTAGATTAGACGCGTCTTTTAAACGTCTGCTTGACATAGCTAAAAAAGATAATCGCGCTAAAAATATCGTTTCTGATTTAGGTGCAGACTTTGAAAAGTCTATTAGAAACGGTTATATGGAATTGGAGCCTGAAACAACTATCTATCTTCCGCGCCGCGAATTTTCTACGCAGATTGAAGGCTCGTCTTATTTACAGCGAATCCTTCCGTATTGGATTATTGAAAAAGCGTTGTTACGCGGCACAATTGAATTGTCGTATCGTCGTCAGAAATCCATTTTGCATTTGCTAATTGGCGACGAAGAATGGGAACCGACGACAGAAGAATTGCAAAACTATGTGCAGCTTTTCTTAAACGCAGATCAAGACCCAACAGGCGCGGTTATTGCTACTCGTCAAGGCGTGGTGCCTACCGAACTTGGTAACGCTTCCGGCTTTTGGCGAATTGATGAAATCGCGCAGTTCTCTAACGATTCTAAATACAAAGCTTTAGGTATTTCAGAATCGATGATTGTTGGTGACGCAAATCTCAATACTATGGACAATGCTATGTCCACTTTCCTTGAGCGTTTGCGTTATATGCGTTTTAACATTTCCCATCGCATGTTTAACGGAAAACTATTTCCGCATATCGCCGTTAAAAACGGATTCCGTGCTAAAAAGAATCAAGCACGTCATGAAGTGCAGGGTAGTGATGATTTCGCCAGACAGTTTGGTTTGTTTGCTGGCGAAGGCGGTATGGAAATCACTGGATCAAATTATGGCGTATATGCTGAAAACTTTAATCCAGCCGATTACGAAATTCCAAAATTGAATTGGATCAAGCATCTGAAACCCGAAGCCGACTCTGCATATATGGAAGTGCTGGATAAACTTGAACAAAAAGGTTTACCAATTCCATTACGCATGTGGGCTGCTGCTGGCGGCGTCAATATTGCCGAAATGATGTATGGATATGAAGACGACGTTCGTATCCGTAAATTGGCTGACGCCCATCGTAAAAAGTTACCTAAGACAAAATCTGACGAAGACGGCGAATCATATGCGTCGTTAATACGTAACGGCAAAGGCAGAGACGTTTTAGATTTGCTTTCCAATACAAAAGCGCGCAAGCGTTTAGGATTGGAATTGCTTGCTTCTACTATTAGCAAACGTAAACCTAAACCGTTCGGTGATTTCAAATTTGACGAGCGCCATCACGAAATGCGTGACCCCGATACTGGTCGAGTATTATCTAAAAAAGGTCGACGTGTAAGAGAAGAACGAGTCCATAAAGTAGCAGCGGAAGCATTATCTCGAATTGCACAACGAGAAAACTACGCAATGAGAAATGACTCCAGTATGGATGATGTTCGTAAGCGGATCATATCCTATAGCAAAAATAAAAAGGTTACCTAATTTCTTTTGAGACGAAGTGTCTCTCCTGAAGTCTTCCATTACCTTGAACCCGGACATATGTCCGGGTTCTTTTTCGTTTGTATCTAATTTATAATAGGTAATGATAAAAGGCTTATAGTTATGAAATCAATGGAAGAATTGCGCGCTAATCGTCCTTACGAAGTAAGGGCTGATGCTGCGTTCTCATATGAACCTATTGACGTATATAGCCGCGAAAAGCATACGCATAAAAAACAATTGATTACTGCTGGCCTTATGGACAGCGTTAAAGGCGCTATTATGGAAGCCGAAGGATCGCTTCCATACTTTGCTGAAGTTTATGAAATCTCAGCCAACATAAACGATTACGTTTTAGTGCCTACCATTATTATGCCTTCCGATTTGCCTAATCGTAATCTTGTAGCTTTTCCTAGAGAAGAATTGCTGCGCGCAAATCCCGAATTGGGAACGCTAGGTTATCAAACATGGCGCATGAAACATACGTGCAAGGACCATGTTAATAAGCGCATACCGCAAGATTCAAAAGGCATTGTCCTTTCAACATTCTTACGTGAAATGAAAGGAACGCGCGGCAATCTTTTAAAGGTTGTCGCGTTGTGTGCATATGATCGCAAGCGTGATCCAATTCTTGCCAATTCAATATTGACGGGTGAACGCACTACGTATTCAATGGGCGCTTTTTGCGGTCATTATACGTGTTCAATTTGTAATGCTCGTTTTCCTGAACATGCTTGCGAGCATGTTGAAATTCCATCACCTAAAATGAAACGCCGTCTTGCATTACGTGCTGAAGCCGACGGTCGTTTAGCGTTTTTAAAAGCGCGCGATTTCGTAGGATTTGAAATCTCTAGCGTAGAGAGTCCTGCATATGTTTCTGCCAGAACGGAAAAAGAGCATCTTATAAAGATGTTTAGCTGACGTTCTTTTCGTTAGGGTCTAATTATATATGAGTAGGGTTTCCCGCTCAGTGAATTAACCCTGTTTAATAACCCCTTACGGCAATTGCCTAAAAGGAAAAAGCATGAAGAAGAATAACCGGCTTCTTGCTGTCCTATCCGCCGATAACTCATTAGGAGTTTTCGTCGCGATTGATAAAGCGGACAGCCCGGAAAAGATTATGGTGAAAGCCCATACTTGTCCGAAGTGTGAAACGACTGCTACGCTTAATGATATGGACTCTCCGGCTTGTCCGGTTTGCGCCACTGATATGGTTCCGGTTTCTGGATCGGAAACTTTAGAAATTGATCCGTCAAAAGATTTGAAGAATTATCCCGTTATTGCTTCTTGCGATAATTGCTCGGCTGAAATTCATGGCGATAAAAAGCTTATGATTAAGGCTGGTAACGCGGGAATTAACTGCTACGTTTGTTCTATGCCTATGAATATCATCGCGGCTGACGATGAAGATATGGGTGAAGACGACGAAAACTTAGACGACGTTGAAGCACCGGGCGGCGAAGACGACGCTAATGTCGTTGAAGACGAATCGGAAGACGAAACGGGTGAAGACGATTCCGATATGGAAATGTCTGCGGGTGACGACGAAGATTCGGATTCGGATGAATCAGACTTTTCTGATGTTGATTCCGATGAAGATGAATCGGATGAAAACGAGCCTGTTTCGGATGAAGATGACGTGACGGATGAATCGGAATCGGACGAAGACGAATCGGACGATGAAGGTTCTGAAGAAACCGCTTCGGAAAAGACTGCCAAGAAGCCCGAAGAAAAGCCTGCGCTGACTATTGCTGCCAGTGCGATTAATCAGGCTATTCGTGATGAAGCAGAAATCGAATTGGTTGCTTCTACGTTAGAAAATAACGAAACCCGTTGGCATATCTTTGGTAACGGTAAGCACGTTGCATCGGCTGATAAGTCGCGCGCGAGCAAGTCGGTTGCGGAAATTTTTAACGACCAAAAAGTTTTCCGTGAATCGTTTATGGCGTCTATCGCCGCAGAAAATGCGGATATTGATAATACGCTGAACAATTTTGGTTTTGAAAAGACCAATATTGATATTCCTGTTGATATTGCTACTAAAGAGCATATCGATAACGAAGTTGCTAAAAAGACGGTTGCTTTTAATGCCTCGAAAGAGGAAATCAAAGACCGTTTCAGCCGCGCCCTTTCGGTTGCCGCTATTGGTATCCGTAAAGGAATGTTCGGCGTTGAAAGCCCGCTTCGCACTAAGCTTGTGAAGGTGCTTTCTGAAAATGGTATTCGTGGTGCTGATCGTATTGCTGATGAATTAATCAAAGAAACGACGGCAGACGAACTTAAGCTTCAGCTTGCTAAAGCTGATGAACTCGTCAATAAGTCTGATGACGCCCTTGGCGAAATTGCTTCGGTTGCTGAAACGGCGGCCTTTATGTCGACGGCTTCTGTTATCGAAGATACTAAACCTAATCCGAGACTTTTTGTTCCTCGGGAAGCTACAGTAGCTTCGACGAAGCCTACTGAACTACCGACTGCCTCAAGGGCGGCTCGCACTTTACTTCGCCGTAAACGCTAATTACGGTTAATTTCTCAATCAAAGAAAAGGTTGAATACAAATGTTAGATCGTTCTCGTCTCCGTATCGATAGTTCGCGTGCTGGTCAGGCGCTTCTTTCGACTATTGGCCTTTCCAATCTTCAGGAAGGTCAGCCGATGGTTGCTGATATTGAAAATGGCGTTGGCGTTATTCGTCCTTCGACGGGTGCTGCTGACTCTATTTTTGCAGGCTTCAGCATTTTTAACGAGCGTGTTATTCCTGCCGTTGCGACTAAGGTTGAACGCCTTACCGCTGTTGGCACGACTCTTACTCTTTCCAAATCGCCGAACGCTACTAGCTTTTTCCTGAAAACTACTGGCGGCACGGTTCTTGCTTATAACGTCGGCGTTGCTGCTGGTCAGTATAGCGTTACCAATAACGTCGTCACGCTTAACGCCGCGCAGTCGGGTAATATTATCGACGCCGTTTATCAGTATAACCTTACTGTCAATGAAGCTATCGCGCTTTTTGGCACGGGTCTTATTGGTCCTTCGGCTGTGGATCAGTTCAAGAGCGTTGACGTTGTTACTCGCGGTGAAATCTTTACCGATCAGTTCGATCACACGGTCGATTGGGCGACTCTTATCACGGAAGCTGGTGCTACTGTGTTAAAAGCGCGCTCCAACGGTCTTGTTTCGATTAACGGTAACGGTGCGATTATTCGCGACGCTCGCGTTATTCATGCTCCGTCGGCTGATCTTCCCTTCCTCGGTATTAGCATTGCTTAATAGCTAATATTGAAAACATAAGTTTGGAGAAATAAACAATGCGTTTTGGTAATGCTCTGAAAAATTCTACCGCTGTCCCGATGCAGCACGCGCGCCGTCCCGGTTCTCGTGAGCACTTTTTCGGTCGCGGTAATGAAATCAATGCTTCGTCGAATCGCGAAGTAATTGAAACTATTGCTTCGATGCTTGCTCTTGCTCAGGAAGGAAAACTTCAGACGCATGAGGAGCCGGAAGATAAGCTTTCGGTTGAAGAAGCAACGGCTATGGTTGTTGCTGCCTTTAATGATAAAGCTGGCAACGGCTGGAAAGATTTTGGTGCTACGCTTGCTGCTGATCTTCAGGAGCATGTTGAGCGCGAAGGCTTTTTGCGCCGTATCTTTAAAGAACTGACCGTTACTCAGGGTAATTTCCCGCGTCATCGCGTGCAGACTATTTTAGTGCAGGCGATTATGTCGACGGGTTCGGGTCGCGTTCTTCCGCAGATGGTCCGTGAAAAGTGGATTACTCCGCCGGAATGGACGTCGATGGCTGAAGTCTTAGTTACGCGTCAGGACATTAATCAGACTCCGGGCGATATTCTTGACGAGCGTTATAATGAGGGTCTTATGGCTCTTATGACGCAGCAGGACAAGGCTGCAAAAGCTTGTCTTGATGCGACGGTCGGCATTTATAATCCGCTCGTTTATGCTGGTGGTGGTCTTACGCCCGCTATTATTTCGGCGATGTCGACTCGCGTTTATACGCAGGTCGGTTCGCAGGGTGGTAGCGTGCTTTTAGCTGCCGATTATTGGGAAGACATCCAGACCAATTCGGCGTTTGGTGCTTACTATGATCCGGTGACTAAGCTTGAGTTAATTCAGAACGGTGTTCTCGGTCGTTTCTTTGGCCGTGAATTTATCACCGACGGTTTCCGTCACCCCGTTCTTAAAGTTCTCAATTACGGCGAACTTTATATGCTGGCGCAGCCGGAATTCCTCGGCGGTTATACCGAACGCGGTCCTGTTGAGTCGGCTGAAATTGACGGCGCGACGCGCGGTCAGGCTGGTTCGCGTGGTTGGGCTTTTGCTCAGGATATGTCTGTTGCTTGCCATAACGCTAAAGCGGTTCAGAAGGCAGTCAGGGCTTGAGTCGAGTTTTTCCTAATTTTGGTTAGATTAATACGGTAAACTTATATCGTATATCTAACCAAAAGAGGGAATATGCGTAAATACCCTGATGGTAGAGGAATAACTGGATCAGCGCCTTTATCTAAAGAAGAACGTCAAAAACAAATTGACTCTTTGTATGGTAAAGGCGCTTTCCAAATTCTCAAATGCACAGACTACAAATCGCCTGTAAAACTTAAGCATAAGTGTGGCAAAATAATTGAACCTAAAAGACTAAGTATCGTTATTAGTAAAACACAAGGCAAAGGAGTTAAATGTCCTTGTGAACATATAAGACCTTTAAGAATTACTGCTCAAATACACGCTAAAGCAATAAAAGCTAAACACGGAAACAAATTCAAGTTAGTAAAATTTGTAGGCGCTGGTATGTCCTACAACACATACAAACATACAGAGTGCGGCAAAACTTTTAAACGTAGTTATGAATCTTTCAAACTAACCAAACACTGCCCACATTGCGTAGGTAAATTTGGCGGCGAGTTAGCTAAAGTAACTACAGATGATATAACGAAACGGCTAAAGAAAAAGTTTAAAGGACAATACGTTATAATCGGTAAGACTAACGGCATAAGCAAACCGATTACGCTTCAACATAAATGCGGTTTCAAATTCAAGAAAAAGCCTGATGAATTACTACGTTGCGTAAACCCTATATGTGAAGGTTGCGGGTTAGGTAACAAAATAGCTAATCACAAAACCATTACTATAGACGGCATCAAATTTGTAGTTCAAGGGTTTGAACCTAGGCTACTTAAAAAGCTTGCTAAGAAATACGGTGCTGAAAACATAATCTGCGGTAAAAACAATGTAAGGCGCTTTTACTATAAATTTAAAGGTAAATGGTCTTATTACTACCCTGACTTCATGATTAAAGGCACCAAGCTAGTTTACGAAGTAAAAAGTTTAGCTACCCTAGGATTACTGCCTGATCGTTATTGTTTCTTTGGTGAAGACGTTTTCGAGAGGAACCAAGCAAAAGCTAAAGCCGTAGAGCGTCAAGGTTTCAAGTTCCGGCTTAGGCTATATCGCGATAAAGTTTCTAAATTGAAAGTTCCGGCTAACTGGCACGCACTGACTAAACCGCTTCTTGCCGCTAATATCGGCGTAACCATAAACTGATTGGACAAAAAACTATGAGCAAACTTAAACTGGCGATTACGCAGGCTGCGCTTGCTATTGTTGCCTCACTAAAAGAAACTGGAATTAAAGCCGATCCTGAAAGTGTTGAAAACGGTATTAATGCCGTTGTCGATTTTGTTTCTGATGGAAAAAAGATCGAAGCCTCTGAAGGTAAAATTCCGGCTACTCCGTATGTTATCGCCGCTGATTTAATTGCTGTTGCGTATGAAGACATCCGCAGCGGTAACATGAAAAGCGGGCTTGAGAATTTCCTTGCTGCTTGTAAACAGCCTGATATGGCGACGCTTTGTTCGGCGTTTGTGTCTTTAAATACTGTTGCAAGCGAAGACATTGAAGACGTTGGTGATAATACTGACGACACTTCTGACGATGAAGCGCCCGAAGAAGAAGATGATGAAGATTCGGAAGATAAAGTCGTTGCTCAGGTAATTGCTGAATTTGAAGAAGACGATGAATCGTCCGATGATGAAGACGATGATTCAGAAGACGATGATAATTCAGATGATGAAGATAATGACGGTGAAAAAAGTCCTTCTAATATGAAGGAAGTTAAATTTCCCACGTCAGCCACCGTAGCTTCTGAAGCGCAGCTTCGCGGTATCCGTAATAAGCTTTCAATGTATGGAACGCCGGAGTCTCGTCAGAAAGCCAAGGAATTTGGGAAATCGTTGAAGACTGCATAACAATCTTAGTTTAAAGGTCTAGCCCGGCCCCCGCGCTTAACACCCCCCGAGCGTAAACCAATAGGCTGTCCTGCTAAGTTATTGTTTGTTGTTTTCAACGAAAGGCGGTCTGGCTGGTATTTATCAGCCAGACCGTTCTTTTTTAGGAGACTATTAATGGCTAGTGTGTATGCCGATCACGTCAGATCACATAAAACAGTTCCTATTTTAACTAGGTCTTTAGATTTAGTTATCACTCGTTTGGAAAGTGTTTTGCGCGTTGAAAAGGCATTTACATATACTGGTAGCGATTTTCATAAAGTTTTAGGTATTCAAACTGGCGGCAAGCCTATTTATCCGGCGTTGGGTGTTAAAATAACCCAAATCGCTGAACGCGAAGATATGCCTTATAATAAAAAAGCTTTATATAGAAACGGCATAAAATTTCGCGAATTTGACGATTCCAAAATTGAATTGTTCCATCCCTATCCAGTAACAGCGACTCTTTCTGCTAAACTGGCGTCGAGAAATTATCTCGATTTTTTACATACCGCTGAAAACTTAATGCTGGCAAATCTAACAGACGATTTGTCGTTTAATCTTGATATGAAAGTGGCGGATGTTGACCCGTCTAAAGCTTTTTTCAGCATGAAATGTAAACTCAAAATTTCTGCCGCATCGTTTTCGATTCCAGAAATACAAATGGAAGGCGAAACGGGTGATGGTATGGGCGAAATGGATTTTGATTTACAATTTGATTCCTACATGGGCAAAGCCTCCAATATGAACTCTATTGCCAGCTTTGTTTTAAATTTCACTGGCGATGCTAATGAGGAAGGATTAACCTTCAATGTCTGATGCTGTCACGCTAACATTTGCAGGCAAATTTGATCTAGCTACAAAAAGATCGCGCCGTAATGTTTTAGAATATGTGCGTTCTATAACGGCGGAAACAAACTACCCGTTTGAACAAAAAGAAGTTGTTATGAGTGATGGTGACTCACAAACCATTACTAATATCAGAAAATTTTTTGTTCTGACTACAACTTACCCCATTAAAGTAACAATAACAAAAGGTGTAGGCGACCCTATTACCTTTGACGTAGAGTCGGTAATTCAATTTACTGCGGCTGTCGATACAATCAATATTGAATTTTTACCGGAAGACACTACGAAGCAGGCGCATGTAAAGTATTTGGTTAACTAAGCTACTCCTAATTTTAACTGAAATAGAGACGGAATTTAAAAATGGATCAGTGTCTCGTAGTTAACAACACGAATGAACCCAAAACTTTATCTTATCGTTCCGGTTCTGCCGACGATATTACTTTACAGCCGAGACAGCATTTAGTTGTTGACGCTCGCTATACTAAAAAGCTTCCAGAAGGCGTTACGATTTCGCAAGTTGAAGTGCGAAATTCCGTGGCGTCTCCTGCCAAATCTAAACAGGCATCAAATAAATAAGTTTGATGCATCGTTAGCAAAAACGGAAAGATTAAAACATGACTATTGCCCAGTTTGATAAAAGTCCGGCTGTAAACTTTCAGGAAGAAGATCGTTCAGATTTCGTCAGTGGCGTTTCTGTTGTTAGCGCCGCAGTCGTTGGTCCGTTTCGTCGCGGTCCTGAAAAAGCCGTTGTCACTACCCCTGATGAATTCTTAGAACTTTTTGAAGTTTCGACCGATTGGGGTTTTGCTGCTCACACCGCTCTTGATTTCTTAGAGGAAGGTAATCAGCTTACGGTTTTGCGTGTTCAGAAAAACGCTCGCCGCGCTGGTTTGGTTGTTTATAACGACGTCTTTTCGTCGTTTGATAATACCGCCAATAGTAACGCTATGCCTTTTCCGTTTGGCACGTTTGACGATTATCTTTCTGGCGTGCGTCAGTTTATTAACGCCATTATTACCGGAAACTTTGTTACTGGTAACGTCACTGCTGTTGGTCTGAACGATGGTGTTACTAACTACACGCAGAACGTAGCGTTCATTACCGACCACAATACTACTGCGCGCGCGGTTACGGATGCAATTAACGCGCTTATTAATACTGGTATTGCGGTTGATGTTTCGCCCGGTGGTGCGAGCGCAATTGCAATGTCGGGTAACGCGTTAAATAATATTCGCGTTGTCTCGCCGGAAGGTAAAACTTTTACCTTATCTCTTAGCACTACTGGCGGTGCTTCTCAGCCTACGTTTGCTGTTGCTACTAGCAACGCTGCTCAGCATAAGCTTTTTGAAATTTTTGCTGAAAACCCCGGCAAGCATGGCAATAATCTTGGTGTGCGTTTTTCGGACATCAAAAATTCAACGTATAAGCAGCTTACGCTCACATTTAGCGCAGACTTTGTTGCGCTGAATAATATCGCGTTCAATTTTACCTATAAGGGCCAGACCGATATTGTGAACGTGGTTTATGCTTCTAGCCACGCTAACACGATTACTGCGATAGGCACTGCAATTCAGAACCTTATTGGTGTTGCTGGAACGGTTTTGGTGGATGCGGTTGCACGCACTATTAAAATTATTTCGCCGGAAGCCGGTGAAGATAATATAAGCGTTACGACTCCGCTTGTGACATTAGGTGCTTCGCAGGCAACGTGTGCTGTTACTACGGTAGCCCCTACTGCTAACGACGATACGTTCAAGCTTGAACTTTTTAATCGCAGCAATCAGATTGTTCCGATTAAAACCTACGTTGTGAGCCTTCGTAAAATCAATGATGGTTTTAATTCGTCCTTGTATATTGAGGACGTTGTTAATACCGGCGCTGATAAAAGCATCGATATTCGTATCAACCATTATGAAACGAACCTTTTAGGTCAGCTTAAAGGGATTAGTACATCGACTATTTATTGGTTGAATGGCGGCACGGATGGCACGCAGCCCGTTTCGGCGGATTTAGCGACGGCTTGGGATACTTTAAAAGATCGTATTCTTTTCCCGAACGCCCGTTTGCTGTTAAACGCTGGTTTTGCTGACTCTACCGTTCAAACTAAAATGATTGACGTTGCAGAATCGCGCGGCGTTTCTGTTGCTATTCTTGATGTTCCTTCGGCATCGCAGGAAGCAACGGCGGCGGCGACTTATCGTAACGCAACACTAAACGCAAACTCGTCGTTTGCGATGATTGCTACTAACGATCCTGAAATCGTTGACAGCTTTTCTCAGCGCCGTTTCTATGTTCCGCCTTCGGCTCGTTTGGGTGCGGTTATTGCGCGTTCGCTTAATATCGCGCCTTATCTTTCACCCGCAGGCTTAAATCGCGGTTACATTCGTAATATCGTTGGCCTTCGCTATAACTATTCGCAGGGTCAGCGCGATACTCTCGCAACCGCTCAGATTAATCCCATCATTAATTTGCAGGGTGGATTTGGTTACGTTCTTTGGGATGCGATTACGCTTTTAAAGAAGAAGACAGTTATGTCTTATGCGTCTTCGCGCTTTAATATGTGTTACATTCGCGAAGAATGTGAGCGTTTCTTCCCGACGTTGTTGCATGAACCGATTGACGACAATCTTTTCTTTAAGGTTGAGCAGTTTGGTGAGCAGTTACTCCAGCCGATGATTGAACGCGGCGCTCTGCGTAATGGTAAGCTTGTTGCTAATAAAACAAACAATAAGCCTACCGATGAAGACGCTGGTCGTTTTAATGTTAGCCTGTTCCTTGATTTCCCGCGCCCTGCTCGCGAAATCAACATCAAACTTATTCCGACACGCGCTGGCGGCATACAGTTTATTGAACAGCTTTAATCGTAATTGAAAAATTCGGAGAATAGGTAAATGACTCGCATTAATTACGATGAAACGGCTGGTTTAAAAGATCCCATGCCCGCCGATAACTTTGAGTTGGTTTTTGGTAATATTCCAAATTACAGCGGTGCTACTCGCAATCTTACTATTCGCGCGCAGCAGGCAGTAATTCCCGGTATGAATAACGACGTCATGCCTGTTACCTTGCATGGCTTTGACTTTATTTTCTCTGGCAAAAATACTTGGCCGAAAACTTTAACTGTGGCTTTTGTTGAAAGTTCACAGGATATGGAAGTTATGACTGCCATTGGTTTATGGCAGCAGGCAGTTCGCGGAACTAAGTCTGGCACGTCGCTTGGATATTCCTCGCAGTATTCAGCCGATCTGCGACTGAATGTGTATGACAGCCCCGGTAATCTTGCAAAAAGCGTTCTTATTAAACGCGCAATGCCGCAGGATCGTCCTGACATTCAGTTGGATTCTACGTCTACTCAGGCTATGCTCCAGAATATTACGTTCGGTTACTGGAAAGCTATTATTGACGGTATCACTGAACGGTAAATATAAAAAAGTTTCAGTAGAGAAAAATAAGTGGCGTCTTTACCAGCGTTCGACACCATTATAGAAACTCTCGGCGATCCTGCGCCTTCTTGGACGTGGGTCGCCGAAATTGGTTTAGGTAGAGGACGTAGAACGTCCTCTGTTGATGGCACAGGCTTTTTTAATTACGACATTGACAGTGGTCGTTTACGTTCAAACGACCTTGATACTCGTGATATAAACCGTCAAGCAAACTTAGCTAGACGTGATCCGGCTCTTGGATTTCGTTATCGCGTTGAAGAAATACCGGCCAAGTATTTTGAAATCAACGACGAGTCTCGTTTCTATGCTGGCTCTACAATTTCTTTTCCCGGCTCTCGTTCTTACGGTCAAATAAGTATCACCTTTTATGAATCATCAGACTACGCATCGTTTGATATGATTCGTAACTGGATGGATACAATAATCGACAAAAAAGGAAATTACGGCGTACTTAATGATTACGTTCGTAACATTTCTTTATACGCATTTGACGGCGTTAATCCCAACGCCGCTACATTAAAACTTAAATATATTGATTGTTGGCCTTTGAACATCAGCGAACAATCCTACAATTTTAACGGAACGGATCGCGTGAAGTGGACAGTGCCTTTCGCAATTCATGATATTGAACGCTTTTTCTAATGCACTGTTGGGGGTTTTGCAATGACGGACGAAAATTTTGAATATTCGCCGGGGCCTTCAAGGCCCCAAACGCTTAAAGAGTTATCTGAAAAAACTCAGGCTGCGGCTGACGGTATAACTGTTGATCCTGTAAATGACGCCAAACTTTATACCGATTTAGGTTATAGCGCAGAAGGCGTTGACGCGCCTGACCCCTCTACATTACCGCAGAGTTTTTCAGCACCGGGTTATACTCGGTTTGCTTTTTTATCGGGCGGTGTATTTTATATAAATCAGCCTCCGTTAATGATACGCCGTTTTAAAGGCGTAGATATTTCTGCTATGGCGTTAGCCGCACAAAAAGATTCCGTTACCGCGCTGTTAGATGTTCTTGCAAATACGTCTATGGGAATGGACGTTCGCGATTTAACGAGCGGTGATTTTAAGTATCTTTTATATTGGCAGCGTTTACATTCGTTTCCAAAACGCCCTTGGGTTCGTAAATGGACGTCTCGCTACGGTAATGAGAACATTGAAACCGTAGAAGAAATGGGAAAAGTTTATCTCCGTAGTCATAAAATGACGACGGAAGAATACATGGTTTACTATAATGCCGGGTTGCGCGTTCCTACTATGCGCGACATTGAGTATTTAGAAAAGCATGAGGGAACAAGGACCGCCGCTGATAGCTACACAAATCAAATAGCATTATTCTTCCAAGGAAATTCTATGGAAGAAAAGATAAAAACTTTTGAAGAAGCCGATGGCGAACTGATCGCTATGGCTCGTGAATTAGAAGAAAAATTTGACCACGGCGTTACTGAAATTTTATCTCTTGTAGATAAAAAGTTTAAGCCTAAAGAACATATTGAGCGGTTACGTAACGCCGCTGATAATCTGGAGTTATTAATTCCAGACTACATAAAAGTTGGTCTTGAAGAAGAATCATTAGAGATACGCACTAACATCGAACGTATGCGCTATGAAGCAAACAAGGTTGAAGCCGATTTAGAAAAAGGAAAGGAGGTCTTGCCGGAGGCTGAAGAAATTTCAGTTCCTATGTCGGCTGCCTCGTTTCTTTCCGGTATATAGTCAAAAACTTTATTATGACATTAAATATTACATCCTTACACATTTAAAAATATGGCCGGATGATAATATTGATTTTGCAGAGTTCATTTACATATTTTCTAACTTGAATAAAGACCTTAATCAAAAAGCTACTCACGACGCGGCTTACTACGCTCAGCAAAGCGGAATACGGGCAAACGAAAAGTTTAAGCATCATATTCGTAACACCTACGAGCAAGCTGCTAGAAACGCTGCAATGCGAGCCTCGTATAAACGTAGAAGGTAAGTAAATGGCCTTACGCGATACGACTTTTACTTACAAACAAACTAGGCGTAGAGCGTCGACAACGACTGCTCGCGCCTATACTTTAAATTCTCGCCAGATGGAATTGGATCGTAAATCCGCTGGCGATATTAAACGTATGGCGGACACGGCAGAAAAACGTCTTAAGGCATTAGACACAATTCGCAAAAAAGGTGTCTTGCCTTTTACTCGTCAAGAAATGGAACTTGAATATCGTCGGTTAGACGATCAAATTTGGTTTCTTACCAATCAGGCTGAAAATCTGCGTAACGTGGGTGGTCAGGCTGATCAGATCATCGCTATTGAAAAACTTATTTCTATTTTAACAGAGCATCAAAACGATATTCGTGAAATCGTTAATGCCAACATTCCTTTCCAAAACAATATTATCAAAGATGTTATTGGTCATACTGGATATTTTTTACGTCAACGCGCCATCGTTGATCCGTATAAAAGAGTCGTTGCTAAGGTGGGTGGTGCTGTCCGCGCTAACAGTTTAGGCGGCGTTGTTTTGCGTTCTATCATCGGCGCAGGACTTAATCGCGGTGCGCCTGTAGGTGCTTTACGTATGGCCGCAGGGTTATCACGTATGGCGTCGGGTGCATATATTAAAAAGCTTAACGAACGCCGTGCTAATACCGCATCGCCATTGGATTTGCTTAATCGTGCTACGTCACGTAAATATAAAGACGTTGATACTGCTACTGCCTACAATTTAGAAAAAGCCAAACTTAACGAAGCCAAGAAACAACATAAAGAAAATAAAGACCAAACAGAAGAATCTAATAAAATTGGTGAGGAAGCCGTTGAAGAATTAAAAAAGGCTAACAAGACCGCTGAAAAAATGGTGCGGGAGTTCAAGTCCCAAGACGGTGGAGGCGGTTTATTAGAAAGTGTTGGTGGTGCTTTAGCTACCATGTTTGGATTTAAAACTGGTGGTAAGGCCGCTGGTGCTGCGGGTGCTGTTGCTAAAGGCGGAAGCTTTTTAGGTCGTTGGGGAAAACGACTGGGTTATTTAGGTGTAGGATTAAGCGTCGCGGATTTAGCGTTTAACAAACGTGACGATGGCTCTAAACGCGCATTTTTTGGCGAAAAAGACGAAAGCTTTTTAGATTCACGCGCTGCTAGTTATGGCGAGGCTGCTTTAGCTGGTTTTACTGTTGGTGGTCCTTGGGGCGCTGGTATTGCACTATTGTCGGCGTTTGTTGCTGACAATTGGAGGGGTATACGTGAGTTCCAAAAAGAACAAAATGAAGAACTTTTAAAAACATTCGGTGTATTACCTAAAACATTAACCGAGGCTCTGGATAATTCAGAACTTGGAAAGTTTATGTCGAACGACGCCAAATTGCGTATGATAGAAGCTTTTGGCACCCCTGTAGAAAAAATGATTGCAAAAGTTAGACGAACTGCAAATGAACTGGTAGAATACAATAATCAAAACCGCACTAAATATCCAAAAGGAATTAAGACTTACACAGATATGAACGGTAATATAAAAGTTTTTGGACCTAACAATGAAGATTTAGGTATTTTCGATCATCGTCGTATTAGCCGTGATTTAACACAAGAAGAAGCTGCTGCTAACGTGCAATTTACGCAGCGTCCTGCTACAACAGGAATTTCTTATAAACCAGTTGAGGGTTCCGGTATCTCAAGTAGAGAAACTAGGGCGATGAATTATTTTATGGAACAGGGTTATACTCAAGAACAAGCTTCCGGTATTGTAGGTAACTTAATTCAAGAATCAAATTTAAATCCTAATGGACCACGCGGCGACGGCGGCACGGCACATGGAATGGCTCAATGGAGAAAAGAACGCCTAATAAATTTAAAAAGATTTGCAAAAAATAGAAATGGTTCTGAAGATTCATGGACAGACGAGCAAACCCAATTAGAGTTCATAAAATGGGAATTAGAAAATACGTATAGCGGTGCTAATAAAGCTTTATTAAAAGCAAAAAATCATGTAGAAGCCACTGACGCTATAGCTTTATATTATGAAAGCCCTAAAGGTGCTGAAACTGGTATTGCAAATAACATACACGGTATAAATAACCGTAGAGCTCAAGCGGGCCGTATGAACGCTATTAAATTTGAACCAGTTACGCCTGTTTTACCGACATATGACAGTTCTAAAATAATTACTGGTCAATCAAATTATTTAGAAGGAACTTATATTAAAGGCTCTTCCCCTGATAATTTAGTTTCATATAAACCTACTGATTATTTGTCTGCATACAAATCTCGCGACGTTAAAAGCGACCTTGATTATTTTGGTGACGATAGATCACTCCAATTTAATCCTGCGCCTTCAAGAGAGCCTTATAACATACCAACTTTTGAATCGCCGGGCGTAACGCCTAAATATGAACCCGGTAATAGCCCCGTCGTTGTTCCTGTTGCGGATAATACTGCTACGCCTTCAACTAAAAAAGATACCGCTGGTTCAAATTTCCCTGTTTACAAGCAGACAACCTACGGTATGCCTGTTCTAAACGACATTCCAATTCTGGATACAGAAATGGGCGTTTTACTTATGACAAAGCAGGCAGGATAAAATGGCCGACCGTAAAACACGCGGCAATCCAAATTACACAATTGAAATTGTCAAATACAACGTGCGCGATGGTAGTGGAGCGCCGCGCGACACTATTACTGCAACTTTGCCTGAAGAAATTGCGTTAAACGTGCAGTCTGAATATGAAGCACGTTATGCCAACTTTTTAAACGAGAAACTTCCTTTCGCTACAAATTTTCAGGCGTTAGCGGGCGCTGGTGTTTTCTTTCAGGCGTTAACGTCGCAGTTATGGATTAGTTCTGATCCTCTGGAAATAAGCCTTACACTTTTATTTGACGCCGTTGATGATGCTGGCAGAGAAGTAACTAGCCAAGTTTCTAAATTGCAGTCGTGGGTTATGCCTACAATTGATCCTGCTAACGGCATACTTTATTCTCCCGGCCCTACTCCGTTAAATCCAGAAGACGGGCGAGTCGTTGTTAGTATCGGTAGATTTATGACGCTTAATTCTGCTATTATCCCAAGCGTCAATGCTACGTATAAAGTTATGCCGGATGAAAACGGACAATTTATTTCTGCTACTGCTGACGTAACATTCAGAACCTTTCTCACGCCGAACCAAAAAGAGTTCTTGGAGTATTTTCGTAATTTAGGAACTGACGTTGCTGGTCCTAGCGGCGCTGCTGATATAGAAGGTTATTTTACTAGAATATATAATAAATATTTAGGTGGTGGCTGATGTATAAATCAACTAACTACGATCCTGCCGTTGAACACTCGCAATTTTTTAATATCATCAAAGATAAAAATTCTGACGACTTTTTAGACGTTTTAGAAGGACGTCTAGTTGAGGCTATTCGTGCAATCCGCGTTTGGACACCGCACAAGTATCAGTTAGGAAACAACCTTCCTCTTATCTCATACCGTTTTTATGGAACTACAACGCTTTATTGGGCTATCGCTACCTATAACGGTATTGTTGATCCATTTTCAATTCAACAAGGACAAGTAATCCGCATCCCCGCCTACTCACAGATTATGCAAGCTTTGTCGATTTATAAAAATCGCAAGTTAAAATCTAGTGCAAATACGCAGTCGACGGTTACTATCTAAATGTTTATCGTCAACGGACACTTTTATATTGATATATCAACGGAAGGCGGATCGTTACCCCTTCCGCCGGGGACGTTCGATTACATTTTGATTATTCAAAACGTAATGCAGATGGTTCCTACGTTAACGATTGAATTAAAAGATACATCGCATATTTTTATGAAGGATTTTCCGTTAGTTGAAGGCACGCCGCTAACGGTTAAAATGGGTAACACAAAAGAAAAAGAGCCGCCTATTGAAATGCGGTTTCGTGTTATCTCGATGCCTAAAATGGCCTCGCACGGTTCAGGCTCTAATCAACGAATTAAAGCCATTCTCGATTGCGATTCCTTGTTTGCAATTCCACAAAAAGCTTACAAGGGAACGTCCTCGCAAGTTATTACTGAAATAGGCAAAGAGGCTGGTTTAACAGTAGAAGCCGACCCATCAAATGATAGTATGACTTGGCTTTCGCTTGGACAAAAGCGTGGCATGTTTATGCACGATGTTTGTGGTCATGCGTGGGCAGATAACAAATCATTGTTCGCACTAGGTATAACCGACACGTTTAAACTGCGCTTCAAAAATCTGTCTCTGTTGAAAAAAGAAAAAGCTAAGTCGTTATTATACTACTCAGAAAAACCGCCGCAGTCTCAAGTCGGCAATCCAATTCAAGTTCTGAACTACAACTTTTCTTCTCTTAACGGCTACCGTAACTTGGTTTTTAACTACGGTATGTCAGCCATTAAAGAAAAACTAGACGGCGCTTTCGAGGAATTTAAAACGCTGGACATTGATAAGACAGCAAGCTTTCTTGAAATGTCTAAACGCGTGAAAGGCGTTGTTGGTCTGGCGCAACAATTCCTTGGAGACCTTGATCTTGAGAATGTTCACAAGGAATTTCAACGCGCAGAATATCAAAATAAAAGAGGCGCAGCTACTTACGGCACTACTGCAAATATATTGACCGCCGTTCCTAGCGGATTGGAATTACTTGATTTAGTCAATCTTTATACTCCGCGTTCCGGCGGGTCTTCTAACGAAATGTTCAACGGCGATTATGTCGTTACTGGAAAGACGCGCCTTA